AGTTCCGTTGTAGTAATTTAATATAGTCTGTTCATCGGCAGTGCCGTCAAATACTGATTGTGTTAACCTCAACTGAGAATAAATCTCTTTCTTAAGCTTCTCAACCTGGTCTACAAGTTGATTATTCGGAGATCTATTAAGCTGTATGATCTTATCTGAAATTCCTGCATATGCGATTCCATACCTTGAGCCATATAGCTGCGCTTCGAAATTCTTTCTACGCTCTTCAGCCTGTTTTCTCGTAGTATCAGCTCTCATGTCGTATGGGAACTGAATAATAACATCCATCTTTGCATAAGCGTCCTCATCAGATCTATCCAATAAAGACAGTTTTCTGTTGAGACGCTGCATCGATGAATTTGGCATGTTCATTACGGAATACAGCGGATTTTGGATAATAGCAGTACTTGACTTTGGAACAATAATCTCAGAACGCTTTCCAGTTCGCTCATCATAAGCCTCGACCTTGATACTAGTTGGGTACCATTGTTTAACGATTCCAACTCGTAAAGATCCAATATCGATAGCCTCTGAGTTATTAGGGTTTACGTTCGCATCAATTGGAACGATGGCTACAACGCCTTCGTCCAACATTGTCTGAACGGCATCTTGTATTAGGGCCCTCCCTGTCTGGTCCATGTTAGCTGATAATGTTAGACAATTATTTAATCCAGAGTTTACCTCTTCCTTAAATCGTCCGTTATCATCATTCTGTACATGCCGAATGTCAATGTTGCTACAATCGATTGAGATCTGGTTCGTAATGGCGGTAACTATAGAGGAGCTACTTCTATAATTTGTCCTAGCCCTATCTGGTCTAAAATAGTATCCACCATAACTGTCGCTTCGTTGCTCAGTTGGGCTACGATTCGCAAAAGCGTTCCATGCACGCCTAAACCGTTCTGCAATTTCTGGCATTTAACGCCTCCTACTTTTTCTTCTTCTTAGAAGCTTTCGATTTTGACTTCTTTGTTGGAACACCATTTGTTCCTGTTACGACTGGGTCACCTAGTGTAACTGTTGGTTCAGGATTCAGAGACTTCGATAAATTCTTCTTAGCCTTCTTGAGGGTCTTACCAGCCTTCTTAATAGCCTTACCAGCATGGTCTCTAACACCAACTAAACTTGTGTCGTATTCGAACTTTGCTTTATCAGCTTTCTTCTTATACTTTTTGCTTTCCTTTGTAGCAACCTTATACCCCTGCTTTGAGGCCTTGATGCTGTCACCCATATACGGGTCATTCTCGAATCCCCAGGTATCGCCCCACGCGGTCTTATAATACTTTGCTAACTCTTTGTTTTCCTTATACTTAGCATTAGCTTTCTTGTACTGCTTCTTAGCATCATTACCAACAATACGTCTACCAGCCTTATTTGCTATTCTTCCAGCGGTAGAAGCTCCCTCACTAATTGCTTTACCAGCGGCAGAAGCTCCTTCGCCAATTGCTCTTCCAGCTTTCTTAGCATTACGCTTAGCCTGTCTAGCTAGAATCTCGGCTTTATGCTGAGCATAGTAGGCTGCATTGTAGGCTTTCTCTTTTACTTTCTGCTTGGGATCAGTTCCCCATGAGTGTTCGACGTAATCGTCATAGTATCTACTCATTATTCAAAGCTCTCCTTAAATAACTTATATGCGACCCAGGCATCCATCATAGCAGCGACTGCATCGATCTTTGCCTCATATCGCTTCTTCATTAGTTTACGGTTACCGTTATTGTCTTCTGAAGTAATACAGTTGCCCATAGAGAACGCCATAAGCTCTTCATCAAATATCAATGCTCTTTCGCCAGCTAGATTCTTAAGCTCACCTAATGGCACTGACTCTGTCTTAGCACCCTGAATTACTTTAGTTACACAATAGTCACCACGATCGGTTGTCCATCTAGCCACGAAATCCTTGGCATTGTATGGATCGAATCCAAAGGCTCGAATGTCATATCCGCGTTCATAGGTGTGCTTCATCAGGTCCTCATATATCTCTGTCATGTCTAGAACGTTTCCATCCATAACAATCAGGCTACCTTCATTTATAAATGAATCGTATTTAATTCGCATAGCTAATGGTAGCTTTTGGTATGTGAGTGATGAAATATAACAGCGAGTCTTTATACCAAATGTTTGGTTCCTAAGTGGGAATAGGTATGTGAATGCACAGAAGTCGTTACCTTGAGACAAGTCGGCTCCGAGTGCACAAGGCATAGACCAGAAATCCTGAAGTCTATGTGGCTGCGTTTCTTCATACGTAAAGAAGTAGGTATAACCTTCCATAGGTATGCCAAATCTCTTTGCCAAAATATCATTTCTTGTAGCAGGAGCATTCTCAGCTCGTTCTTTCTCTTGCTGATACGTTTCATATGTTACAGTAAATCCTAAATTTGGATTCGCTTTTGCCCACATATTAGGGTCAGCAACTTCTGAAATATCATCTAGCCTATACCACCAAATCGATACGTGTGGATTTGGATACTCACCTTTTAGAATATCCATTAGCTCAAGCTTAATTGTGTCTCCAGGACCATTACGAACTGTACCCTCAGAAGATGTTGCAACAATTAGCCAGTCATCTAAGTTCTTAGAAGCTGACTGCTCGAGTGCACTGATTACATCTTCTCTAGTATCGCCAGATAGCCACTCATCGATAGTTGCGCACTTACATCTAAGACCTTGAAGCTTATCGATACTCATAGGTCTAATCTTTAGAATAGAACCAGTAATAAAGTTTTCGATACCCTTCTTAGTGGAAGCAAGTTTCATACGATTCATCTTAGAGCCGGTTGTATTCTGTAAACTTCCTTCTGTTAGGAACTTGAATACGTCTCCTCTTGCTTTTGTGATAGCAGTTCTGAAAGGATATAATACCTCATCTGCCTGATCCATAGTTGGCGCAGTTGTTACCTGCTGAGTTGTATCTGGATCTACAATTAAGTAATATGCCTGGACACACGTATCGTATAGAGATTTGGCAGCGCCTCGACCGACAATAAGATACTGTTTGTTAACAAGACGCTTTTTAATACGCCTATTAACGTATCGAACGCTTCTTCCGTCTGGAGATACCTCTGGCACACTTCTCTCTACGAAGTAATACCATCCAAATATCTCTTCTCCCCATACTTTAAATGACTCTAGGAGATGCAGTGGCGAACCATCCGTAAGAGTTAATTCATTCTCACAGAATTTAATCCATCCTTCTACAACATCTCCATCATAATATACATTTGGATTTCGGATAAGATCGTCAATTCGGTTCATCTCCATAGACACCAGCTCATTTACCGGAATCTGATGTGATCGGACCTTATCTCTAAATATACCGTAGTATTTCGGGGTAGCAGTATTACTTAACACGTCGGTCCATCACCCCTTTTATTTTTCCTTCAATTCAATACGTCGTTTCCATCCAGCAAAATCCATCGGCGGAGCAAAGAAACTCACTATTGGCGAACTACCTGGTTTTGGTGGATAGCTCACTTTTATAAACGGGTTGTCTATAGGCTTTTTATTACCCTTGATGGTATACTGTACGACATAATAAGAGCCGACATGGAATATAGTATCAACCTGGTAGTTTCCTTTACCAAGTTTTTTTAAAGCGACCGCACCAATATCTTTAAACGAATGCTTATTCATACTCTTTCTCCTATTAATGCGTATAATCATAGATTTCTTTATATGTTGCATCGTAAATATGTGGGTCTTTTGTGCCGTATGAGCCATCATGGTCGGATCCAAATCCTGGTGAGTACCAGTGATCTAATTTATCATTACTATCTAGCTGTATAGCGTCATCGTTTGCCATTGCTACAAAATTTGGAGTCGCTTTATCCAGCCTATGAACTCCAACTTTAGCATCTGGATCGAATCCATAGTTTTCATATACATCTGAGATCTTATCGAATCTCTTGTTACACTGCCCATCTTGAATTTCTAAAGTTCCATCGCCAAAGGAATTGTAATGCACGGCGTGCCCACAATCATTACCTGGGTATCGAAAACTAAGTGTTCCGCTGGATTTGCCTTGACTTAAAATATCGTCTTCAAGTCTGTCACTAGTCGATATTGAGTCCTCAGTGCCATTCCACCAATAATCAGCTGCGTCTGTATATGCTCCTCGTGCAGAAAGTCCTGCTGTAACCGGATAACCTCTAGACGCCAATTCAACTGCTGTAGAACAAAATGCACAATTCTGGGTCGTACCAAAAGCACCATAGTTTGGATTTATAGATGCTAGAGTTTCATTTGAAATTCGTCGATCTAGCCTAGCTGATTTCCCAGTTTCCTTCTCCGCTAAATACTTTGTGGCATAATCCTCAGGATCGATTCTTCCATCAGACAACTGCTTATTAGCCTGACTAAAAAGCCCAGATGCCGAATCGTTTCTGTATCTAAAGTTGCCATTAGAGTCTGGTTCGGACTGATAGTATTTATAAGATCTTATATACGTTGCTTCAGATGGATCGACTCTTCCAGTAGTTCTTTCACCATATCCACTATCATAGCCAAACTCATCCAGATCAACTCTTGCGTTTCCAACTTTATAATGCATTCCGTTTTGTCGCATAAGTTTTTTTCTACCAGCGGCATTTAACGGGTACGGCGGGCCATTTCTTTTTCCCCATTTCATACCAAGGACGCCATGATGAGCAACATAGTCTTGTGGTGAATCATTATAATATCGTCCCATCAGCCATCACCTAACTTTCATCATCGCTTTCTATTGGTTCCCGTTTGTTTATAGTACCAGTCCTGGTAATCATGTACTTTCTTGAAATCTTCCCAGTTCTTTGAAGTCATGGAGGTAGTATATGGGCTTACAGCAGCTAGATCTCCGCTGTTAATAGCCTTTGCGATGGCCTTCCGATAAGCTATCTCACCAGTTGGGTCGTCACCTTGGATTAACTTCTTTGCACCACCGATTGCATTAGCTAATCCAACTCCCGTGTTGATTGCTTTGGTGGTCTTGTCCATAACACCAAGAACCTTATCGACTGCGCTCTTTTTCTTTGGCTGCAAATTCTTTTCATTCAGAGCCAATTGCGCAAGCCTTTGATCGCTGGAAAGTCTATTATAGGCCTCTGCAATCTGTTCGGGAGACATACGTCTTCGATTGTTATACACATCTACAGCTGAGCCGCTTGAAACAATCTTTCTAATTTGATCAGCTTCTAACTGTTTCTGCTTAGCTGCTATTCTAGCCCTGTTAAGAGTCTCAAGCTGTTTCTTTCTGGCTTTCTTTTCCTTATGCGTGAGCTTCACAAGTTCGCCATTCTTGCCAAGCTTATATCGAGCTTTGCCCTTAGGAGTAAGAGAGCCATCTTTGTTCTGATAACGTCTGACACCCCATTTCATGCCGAGGATTCCATGGTGAGCAACGTAATCGCCGTACATGTCAGCGTGAGAGACTGTATCATCGTAATATCTTCCCATCACTACCTCACTTTTCTTTAGCCCTTCTAACAGCATTATTGGCTACGGCTTTCATATACATCTTGTCATCAAACTCTCTCTGAGCATCTGTAACTTTATGCTTCATCACTGGGGTTGTTCTAGCAGTAGCTTTGTACTTGTAGCCTCGATATGAATTTAGGGCATTTCTACCCATTGCGTCTAACATAGGGCCAATTACTCCTCCTGTAGCAAGTGATGATCCAATGAGAGGATGCCCCATTGCGGTAAGTGCTGTTCCGCCAGCAAGAACTGCTCCTGATCCAGCAAGTCCTATGAGAGTATTCTTAGCCTGCACCTTTGGATCTAGATAGTTTTTCCTAGAAACCTCTAGCATTGTATAAGGGTCATTTGCAATCTTGTTCCAGCGATCCATAGTCTCTTTATTGAAACTATCTCTCTCTTTTACAGTGGCACTATGCTCTTTACTTATAGCATTATACTGCTTCTTGAGTGCTGCATACTTTGGATGGCTCTTATCCATCTTGGCTAACTTCCGTTCCAACACACCCTTTTTCTTATCAAGTGCTGCAATCTTAGAATTATAAGTTGCTAATTCTTCCATGGAGTCGTTCATTCTGTTGGTTACACCACGAGCTTTTTTCTTTCTAGCATAGTAGCCAGTTCCGACAACATCTGCGGCGTAACGCTTTCTTCCAGCAGGAGTCAAATGACCTTTAGCATCTTGGTAACGTCTGACACCCCATTTCATTCCGAGGATTCCATGGTGAGCTACATAGTCGTCTTCGTCAGAGTGCGCGACATAGTCGTTATAGTATCTACTCATCATGTACCTCCTTAGTTAAGAGGCTCTAACTTAGATGCCATTACAAATGCATCCTTACCCTTAAAGCGGATTGGAAGGAAGCCGTTCTCAGGTTCTCCATTTGCCTTGACAGTAGCTCCGTTATCGAGCTGGCCAATGACATTAGAATTGTCTTTGAAGTATGCGTTAGTAGAACGCACATTCAATTTCGCGCCAGTAGAAGTAACTACCTTAAATGTGTCTGGCTTCTTTGGCTCCTCTACAGGTGCTGTCTCTACTACTGGCTGGGTATTCTCTTCAACCCGGTTATTCTTGTTCTTTTCCATTAGATGTACTCCTTATACTATTACTCGCCTGAAGACAACTCAACCATAAGTGTCCATTCGGCTTCTCTAGCAAAAGACTTATACTCTGCTAAAGTTGCTGCTGACATAGAACCTCCGTTAACTGCAATATTAGCTCGTGTTGCAACATATGACTTTACAGTCTCGATGTACTGATCGTCAATCTCAAAGTCGCTCCAAGTATCGGTCACATCTTTGACTGCAAAGATCTTCTTTGGTCCAATACCTTGACGATGCAAAGCTAAGAATGATAAGTTAGCGGAAAGCTTAATGTCAACATCAAAGTCGTCGTCATCTGGTTCCAGATCACAAGCGACTCGTAATGTCCTTAAAATACTACCGTCGTCAGTCATGGTATTGCTTTCCTCCTTACCATAGCTTTGTATCACCTGGCTTACGCTCTGGAACTGCAATTGAGATTCGGTCCGTGAGATGATACGTTATTATGTCGTGTGTGAGCTTGGACAGTGTTATAAGATTCTCTGGGTCATACAGGCATGGCCGATTCTCTAGAATATCATCTTTGGTAATAGGATTTATGTGATGTACATATGGTGAACCTACTATCTTAAACTCTTCGCCGGGCATAGCAATGTCGTGGCCTTTGTCACGAACAACTATCCTTGACCTTCTAGATCTCCATAGTCTTCCTGTATAGAACGCTTGGTTTAAATATCTGTCTTCTCCAAATGTTTGTTCACCTATCTCACCGTCTAGCATGAGATACATGACTCGCTCCTCATAAGTTTTTAGTTGCATTAATTCGCTATAACTCTTGAGCTTACTCATCTGTATCTGCTCCTTCCGGGGCGACACCTCTATAAGATGCTAAAGACTTCATAGCTTTGTCATACAGCTCTTCAATGTGTGCGGTAGACGCTAATGCTTCGGTCTTAGCTTTAAGCAGTTCACCTTCTAACTTAAGTTTCTCCCTTTCAAGCTGCTCCTTTTCGGAACCTAACTTTAAGAAGTATACTAAGACCTGGGAAGAAGCAGTACCGTCCTTAATTCGAGCTGCTGCCTGGGCATATGCATCAGATATGATCTGGTTCTCGTATGCGCCCTGCGATTGCATAGGTCCTCCTAGACTTTCGGACTCTTTCTTAGTTCTTCCTATGGTCTTCGTCCTCCTTTCAAATATCTTCCCTGCACTTTGTTGGCACTTCGCGTAAGATTCCACACTCTTTCCATAGTCTTTTGAAACTCTTGAAAGGAGAAAGCCGGACCGAAAGCTTAACTACAGTGAGCATGGAACCTTATGTGAAGTGCCAGCGGGCAGGAAACCTCCAGAAACAAAATATCAAATTTCCCTCCGGAGAATTTTTAAAGACCCAGCGCGATGCACTAGGGGGTGTAGTTTTTAAGACCCCCCCCCTTGTCTGAAGCGTGGAGTACCACACGTCGTCGAAGGGAGGGCGAGGTCACAAGAATTTTAACTTGTTTTGTCTTTAATTTCTCGTGTAACTTTTTTAAAAATTCCAAACATTGAATAAGCATCACAAATTTCATCAATTGCTCTTTCATTTTCATCATTCGCATAAGCTGGAAACATGTTTGAAGAAGCAAAACTTTTCTTATCCAACATTTGACATGAAGAACAACCAAAATACTGATGACAAAGATTGTTCTTTTCTTCATCAAACGCAAGCCATTCATCAAACTCATCAAAAGGATCAAATGGATTGTCGCTTGTTGTAATCATAGCAACTTTCATTATTGTTTCCTCCATATGTTAGTTGTCTGATAAGTACGACTGTACAGTTGATGTGCTAATACCAAGATCATCTGCTATCTCACTAGTGGTATAGTTACTAGCAGCAAGGGCCTTTATTCTAGCAATACGGGCATTAGATAGCCTCTTAGAGTCCTTAGGCATAGCATAGTCCCGTATCTTGTCCATATCGGTATGCAGTAGTATCTCCTCCAGGGTAGACTTAGAAATAGCATTGGCCTCAATGGCTTCCCACTCCCTGGGGGTTACATCAATACGAGTGCCCTTTCCATCTGCACCAGTACGAAGTCTAGCCCCCTTTAGTGCCTGCTGCCTTAATTTCTTGAGTTCATCCTTATCATCATACCGGTCGGGGTTCTGCTTTTTAGCCACCTGGACTACCTTATTTGCAATAAGCTGGGCCTGTCTTTCTTTAGGGGCATTTAGTTTAGCAATAGTAAGCTTTGCCTGAAGAGAAGCCACTTCATTTGCATACTGTACTCTAGCCCTTGAATCCCTCTTAGGTGCCTTAATTTTTACAGCAGCAAGCCGGGCTTGGTTAGCTAGTGCTTTTTCGGTATTAGCATAATCACCATATACCTTTTCCATAGCGGTACCAGATGATAGGGTCATGGCATCCCGGGTATCAGCCATATTGGTGGTGGAGGTGGTATTCTTCTCAAATTTTCCGGTATGGATATAGTCTATTACTTTACCAGTATCGGGGTCCTTCTTTTTATTGATTACCTCATGGGTACCATGGGTCTTTGTATAGACTTTATTACCTTGAGAATCAATACTATTCTTAGTAAGATACCATGCCTTTGTTTCATCAATACGCTTCTCTCCTGAAGCCCTTGAAATTAATGTGGATGCACCACCATAACGCTCCTTACCATCCTCAGATGGCTTCTTCTGATACTTCCTCTTGAGTTCGTCAATACGGAAATCCTTCTCAGATTGTCTCCAATCGAGGTTATGCTTCTCTGCATCAATTACAACCATTGAATGCTTTACTGCTCGAGTAATTTCATCAGGGGAAGCTCCACGAATCTGCATGTCTGTGATCAGATTTGATACCATTCCCATCTGTTTCTGCTTTTGGAAACCTGTAGCAGGTCCTGTCTTTGGCTTATCAGACGGATTCTTGTATAATTCCTTAGGCTCAAAGTCTACAAGGTCTTTACGAGCCTTTTCAACCTTGATGTTCTGGCCATTAGTTGGAACCACAAGTACAGTATCACCATCAAAGTCTGCACCTGACAGCTGCTCTGCAACTCTATGATTAATGCCGACAGCATCAACTCCATTTGGTGTGATAACAGATTTGCCTTCTTTATTGCGGTTATTAACAATTAGTTTAGGCATTTCAAACGGGCCAGCATGTGGGAATCTAATTAATACAACCTCTTCGCCTTGCTTATAGTTTGGTGCATAGATTTCATTTTCCTTGAGTGTATTAATAGGCAAGATTACATGCGATGCTTGTCTGGGAAATTTAGCAGCCTTGAGTTCAACAGCTCTAGCATCAGCAGATTCGGCAAAATCCTCAAGCATCTTTTTCTTTACAACTGGATTAGTGTATGAAAGTATTTCCTTGAGTGATAGCACATCTCTATCTGATGCAATCTTAAGCTGCTTCCTTGCGGTTGTAACTGGCTGCTTAGAAAGAACCTGTGAAGCCACAGTTTTCTTCCATTCACCCCAGTTTCCCTCTTCATTTACAATATTTAAAGCAGACTGATGCTCTTTTCCATCTTTTCCAATGTAATGCAGCTGAGCACGAATCAATTCTTCATCGTTCTTTGTTGTTGCACCAAATGGATTCTCTGGATCGTCCTTGAGTGGCTTAAGAACGTCCATCTTAGGCGTTCCAACATGCTTGTTTGTATTAAAGATTACATCAACACCTTTAGGGAATACGGATTGATCTGCTGCATAGATTGCCATTCCCTTGAGATAATGTGTTCCATCAACATCGATACGAACCTGAGCATAGTTAGCATTATGCAGAGACAGGTCTTCTACACCTCTACGAAGCTCAATGACACCATCTTTCTTAACGCCACCTTCTTCATTATATCGAATCATAACTCTGTTACTACTAATAGCAACTGGCTTTGTAATTCCTCTAAGAGTCTTACCCTTATTTTCAGTATAGACACCACTTACAGATGTAATCTTATCAAGATTGTCATACAGTTCAGACCAAGTAACACCATCTTTTGTAAGAACCTTGACAGTAGTCTTCTGTTTTGGATTGTTTACCTGTGGAACCTTGATGTTATGTGTAGTATAACCTCTCTCTTCCAGGATCTTACAAGCAACCTTGAGTCTATCCTGTGTACATCCAAGCTGAGTTTCAACGCCTCGGCCAATGTCTAAGTATTTCTTTTCTTTAACCTGAGCTTCTAAGACATCAGCAATCTTATTAGTTCTGTCAACGCTTCCAGCAAGAGCTTGTTTCTCCAAACTACGAACCTGAGATTCGCCAGACAGACCAAGTTCCTTAGCAATAGCAACTCTAGACCAGCCACGTTCCTTGAGTTTTGCTACCTCACGAATATTATGCTTAGTAATCTCATCTTTCGAGATAGAATTATAAGCTCTATATTCTGTAGTAGATAAACCCAATGCTTTGGCAAGTTCAGTATCACTTGAGAATGCTCCAGATGACTTCATAGACTCTAACTGTGCCCTGAAGTTTATAGCATTCTGGTAAGGATCTTTTCCAGAACCATACTCATATCTCCCTGAATGAGGAGTTAATCCATCATGCGGTGTTCCATAATGCTGGACAAATTCTCCAGTGTCTCCGTTTAGGATTCCATCATGAGTAAGAAAGAATTCCTTGATTTGCTCAAAGTCATCAGTCATTACTTTATTCCTCCTCATTCCATTTGTGCAAATACTTATCAAATGCTATGATCTTGTCCATAATCTTGATGATCTCTTCTGCAGTTGGGTGATACTCACCTTTTCCTTCATTGATCTCATCATTCTGATATATGCATAACGTAATGTTGTCATCTGTTGGTACGAAATCATACTTCTTTCCATATTCCAAACAGAACAATGCCGCATATATCTTTAGTTGCTTTAAGTTACCTTTAGTTACAATGCCAGTCTTTAAGTCATGGATACGTAATGTTTTGTTCTTCTCATCAAAGAGAATAGCGTCAGCTGTTCCAAAACAATACTCAGAATATACTAATGGTACCTCGGTACTCATACCATATGAGATTGCGTCATTAATATATCGAGCCATTGTGGACTTTCTTCCTGCAGCTCGAATCTTCATGTTAATGTTCATCTGCGCTGCTGCATGCAATTTGGTTCCACGCTCTTTGGCTTTCATGTTAGACCAAGTGTCCTTGAGTTTCTCTGGAGTATAGTTTAACCAACTGTATGTGCTGGCACCAAGAAAGGCATGTTGACCTTCAAGATTGAAATGATTGTTCCATTGCATTTAAAATATCCTCCTCGTTCTCCGGGTAGATAAACGCTGCAAAGGACATTTCATTTGTTCGCTTAACCCAGTAGTCTTGATTAGGTTGATGAGGAGCTTCTGCACTACGCTTAACTTCAAGCATAGCCCAGTGTTTCCCATACAGTACTAACAAGTCTGGGATTCCTTGACATTGAGTTGCATCATCTTTTAAAACAATACAACCAGGAAATCGTTCCTTGAGTTTCTGTTTTAATTTTGATTGGTATGCACTCTCTAACATAATCGGTCCTCGCATCATTTTAGCAAAATATAAAGAGAAGTAGAACAACTTTAATCGTGGCGCTTTCACGAGCTATCCTACCTCTCTCCTATTATAGTCCATGTATATCTTGCGGACTCTGATGCAGGTTCTTATTTTGAGTTTGCATTTTTGGTCACAAAAAATTACTCAGAAATATCAAACAAATGATAGCCTTTAACAGTATTTTGTCTACCACAAAAGTAGTTTGTTATTGTATCTGGCTTCACTCCCAAATAGGCTGCACAATCCTTGATTGACTCAAATTGAGCACCAGTCTCTACAATGCCTATTTTCTTGTTTTTACCCGTTTTTCGGCCCAAACTACGCCCAAAATGGCTATTTTTAAGCGAAATATCACTATATTCGGCCCATTGGAGGTTATATGCGCAGTTGTTCATGCTGTTTCCATCCTTGTGAATTACACATGGAAAACCGAATGGATTTGGCACAAAAGCCTCCGCAACAAGCCTTGAAACATAATACATTGTGCCATCGATTTCAACTTTAGGATTGCCTTTACCCATATGTAAAATATTTTTTAATATATAATTAGTTTTTCTATTTATTACATTTCCACGGTCATCAACTACATAGTTTGGATGGTCTGGAATTTCCCGAAAATTCACCGAAAAACCTCCTTTCATTGAACTTTTTCTTATTCTTTAAGGC